ATGTTGCGACATCATCAAATGTAAAAAAACCATTTACTACATTATTGCTATAAATTTGTATTGTTCTGTCTTGAAATGCCATATCTTAATTCTCTGTATAATATTTAAAATCTAAATTTAGTGTTTCACCTATACCCATTACACCTATTAATCTAAGTATATTATTAGAAACAAAACCTCTCATTGACTCATTTGTAGAAGTATTTATATTAAACCTGTAAACAGAAGTTGAGTTTGTCATGTGTTCAGTACTTGTTATTGATGCCACTACTAAAGCTAGTATATAGGTGTTAGAATTATTTGTTAGTTGACCTGTAACATGAACCACCCTGCCTTGTTTTACTGTTCTTAATTCGTATGTATAAGAAGATCCAGAAGCTTTTGTGAAAACATTTGTCGTTGTCTCTGTGTCTAGTATTTCAGACGGATAAATATTTTCTAAAATACTTTCGCTTTCAGTATGTAGCGTTTCTTCTACTTCAGCCCAATCAGTAACATCTGGATTACCTGTGTAAACCGATTGCATTTTGCTTTTTATTTGTGCTTTTGTTGCCATATCCTAGTTAACTAAAAACTGTGTGTTATTAAATTGTGTATTATTAAATTGCCCTGCTGATATCCTAAATGTCCATGTTGCATTATCTGTTATTGCATCATTAGGGTCTGTTAAGCCTGTAACTAAACCTTGTGTTATATTTACATGGTAATCCCCATTGGCAGGGTTCATTAAAACACTACCAGTTATATCTACTCTTAATCTATTGTTTTGAAAAACGCTCATTACACTTTGATTAAAAGAATCAATTAATGTTGCTCCTTGATATACACTTATTATTCCTGTTTGAATTTCAATAGGTACATTCCATATAACCTCTAATGTATTAAATGTAGTTCCCGATAAATGAGAGCCCACTGGAGCAAACTGTGTAGGTTGCAATCCTTGGAAAACTTGAAAAGAATAATTGTAGATTTCTCTTTCGTTCATAAAAGCTTCAAAGCTCAAAGTAAGCATATTAGACTTACCTTGTTTAGAATCTGCTTTAACAATTGGATTCGACGTTATTCTTCTGTTGTCAATGTATATGGTGTCATGAGAAAACATTTTTTGCATTCTCTTAAAAACAAAATAATCTGCATTCTCACAAAAGTAATTTTCAGAGACTCGCTCTAGAAGTCTAGTAGATATAGTATTTCCTGTTGACAACTGCCTATATTCACCAACATCTGTTTTGTTGTTTGGTAGTCCAGCTTCACATCTAAGTCTTATTGATTGATACTTGAAAGACGCTTCATAATCGATATCTAATAGATTTCCATTATTAATATAGTCGAAACGATAGGTTTTTTCTATTTCTTTATCGGTTATCTTTATAGGCCTAGTGTAATAGCTTAAATTAGATGTTGTATGAGTTATTTTTATTATAACATTAACACCTCCAAAGTCTGTACCTATGTTTATTATCTCTATATTGCACTGCGTGTTGCCTTGATAGTCTGCATATTCCTCGATAAAAACATTATCTGTTATATCTAATAGTTCATTATCACATAGGTCAACAATTCTTGCTTCATATTCACCTGCAAAACTCAAGCCTCCATCGTAATTAGTTTTTTGCATATACGATTCATTGGGCGACAACTGAATAGCTTCGTACATTCTTATTTGCAGATTCTTGTATCTCTCATCTACAAGAGATTCATTAATACTGTTATATAATTTTAAAAAACTAAAATCCATTTATAAGTTTATTAAAGCTTGAATCAAATCTGTAGCATTATCAAATGTCCCCCCTTGAACTTCAAACTTATCATATTTTGTAAAGTTAACAATTTTTATATTATTATTATCAAGCAATGCTACATACTCTCCTTCACTTTCGTAAAATGCACTTGGCAACTCTTGCAGTGTATATGACACGTCGTTTATTATAATATTGTTCCCTTCTTTTGTTATTACAATGTTTTCATTTTGTTTTCTTTCTTCTACAAGCACAGAAAGTCTTTTAGTAGCCCATGTATAGCCTAATTTCTGTGGATAAACTTTCTTCATAACACCGTTAGTATCTTGAACTCTAATATACCCTCCAACAGTTTCTATTTCCTGATACTTTCTAATCAACTCTAATATTTCATCATAAGATACTATTAACTCTATATCATACATTTTAGGTGTTAAAATAGCTTGTCTTATATTATCTAAAACAATATCTGCATTTTCTTTATATATTTCTCCTCCTTGATATTGTGTTCTTAGCTCTCCGTTGTTCTTAAAATAAGTATTTTTTAAGTCGTCATCTATGTATTCAGCACAAGTGCTTATATAAGATTCCCAATGAACTAAATTTCGTCTAATAGTATATCTAAGGTTTCCAAACTTATCAGGATTATCTATACCTTCTATTAAATCAAAATCTTCATTAGTTCTATTAGTCCAAAAAACATTACTCAAAGGATAATCAACAGTAGTTAACGAAATACCGTTAAAACCACTTGGAGAGCCTAAAAGAGTTATTATATTATCTTCTATTTCAGTAACAGTGTATATACCTTGATTTTCACCTTCTGTTATTTCAAAGTCTGTTATATTTAGATTGAATCCTAGCAATGACCAACTTGGTAAATCTGCATCCTTTAGTAATTTCAGCTCATTGCCATCAACTTGATGTGTCATAGATGATGTGAAACCACCTCTTTGACTTGGAGATAGTGGTATCATATCCATAACATGAATTTTATCATCTCCGTCTAAAGCTGTTGTTGTTTTAACTGTTTGACGCCTTTGGCTTTCTATCTTAGCAGGGTCATAAATGTCTTTTATCTGTATTAGCTTTGTCGCCTTTACTCTCCTGTTGTTTATAGAAAATTGCGCTTCAGTGTGTGCACTGCTTAGTGTGTTTTCTTCGTCTCTATCTTGCTCGTAGTTTTGAAACTTCCACTCTAAAAGGTTTGCTGTATATCTAGGGTTAAATATTCTTTCAAAATTTTCATTGGGCGCAAGTAAAAACCCACCATTGTCAATATTGTCATAAAATTTATCATACTGTAAAGCAAACGCATCTTGCTCATTGACTTGAATATCTGCATTAAACAGCATTAGATTTTCTTTCCTATCTTTAAAATTAACATAGAAAGGAACATCATCTCTTTGTCTGACTAGATTACCGCTAAACGCGTATAAATCTTTAAACTGACCATTTTCATTATCAAAATCTGGTGCTGTAAGGTTAAATCCATTTATAGATTTCAAAGACTGTTTAGCTAAGTCAATATATTTAACTGCTTTTATAACTGTATCAATAGCAGTTGATGTTACTTCTATGTTTGTTTCACCACTAATTGCCTTGTATCTATACAATGAAACAGGTTGATTGTGATGAAAAAATATCCATAACTTTTCACCATTACGTATATCGCCTATATTTAGGTTTAAATTAAAATCATTTACCTCTAAAAGCTCACCTACCATCCACTGATTAACCCATGTGGCGTAAATTAATGGATTTAAAAGCTCTTCTCCTATGAAATACCCCAGTCTTAAAGCCATTGGCACAGGGTTATTCACAAGGCTACTTATATTAAAAGATACATCTTTAAAACTTAATTTAATATTTGATAAATCTGTCTTCGCATTTATATATATTAAATCAGATACAATAAGAGGTGGGTCAAAAAAACTAAGAGTATCTTCTATCCCAAAATCTACTACTTGGTTCATAAAATTGAAGTAGTTTATAGAGCCTTGTCCTAAATCTTCGTTATTATATATAAATACATCACCCTGATTATTTGAAATCCATTTGCTTTTTTGAATAATTGGTTTTGCCTGCAATAAAACATTTTCTGTCTGTAAAGGGCTTATAGGGTTTCCGTCTAAGTCTGTATCAGAAAACATATCTATAACTGTATCTTCTCTGCGTCTTGCTAATGCTCTATCTGTAGATTGTACTACTTTGCATTTAAAGTATGTTTTTTCATCAGTGGTCGATGTTTCAATATCGAGCTCCCCTAATACAAAATCTTGATTATTTTGTCTAAGCTTGTATTTTATAGTAGTTTCAAACCCTCTTGATTTTATTTCTTCAAAGATAAATTCAATGGCGTGACCTAGCTTATCAACAACTAAGGTATTTGGTAATTGATATTCATTTTCTGTAGCCTCAAAGAAACCTTTATAAAACTCTAAGTTAGATTCTTCATTCATAAAGGTTATATCCCTAGCATAACCTTCCTCGTCTTGATCAATGATAAATTCAGACGCATCAAACTTAACTAGCTCTGAAATCTCTAATTCAAACGAATCATCTCCATTTTCAAATATTAAAAAATGCTCAAACTCTTTTAGTATTAATTGCTCTGACATTATATAATTCTACGTTTTAGTCGTATTACGTTGTTTTGGTACTCTTTTCTCATCCCTTGCTTTGTGCTATAAACAGCAGCGCCATTTCGGTCAATGTTAAGTACAAGCCCTTCTTTATTGTTTATATCTCTTCTAAGCCCTCTTATTTCTCTTATAAAATCTTCTTTCTTTAAACCATTATCCACATTTATCATTGGCAGCATTCCACTATTCAAAATACCATTATCATTTAAAACTCCACTAAGTTCTTTGTTAAAATATTCTTCATGGCTTGTGTAAACTTTATCTCCTGCTGCCATATATCTCATATTTGCACCGTCTTGACCTAAACTCTTAATGTTACCCCATCTGTCTGTATGCACCTCTGGATTCTTCTCATCAACTAAAGCCCATCCCTCTTGAGCGTTCATTGTTCCTCTAAAATACTCTGGAACAGATTGACTAGATATAGTTGCTATTTGAGCTGCGCCCAATGCTCCAACTAATACAGCTAAAGGTATTGCTGCTGGAAATCCTGGATTAGCCCAAAGACCAATAATTGCTTGAGCAGTATCAATAACCGCATTAAATATAGCTGTTTCTTTCTTAGCCTTTGCTTCTCTTCTTAATAATGCTTTTTTCTTAACCTCATATTGTCTGTCAATTTCTTCTCTAGCACTTGAACTTTCTCCTGCAAACTGAATAGCTATGTTTTTTTCTCTTTCTAGTCTTTCAAGTTGATTATTAAAGTAAGAATCTTGAGAGCTATTTAAGAAATTAAATAACTCTTGACCGATTTCCGTTACGGTATTAGCCCAAACAGCCCACTTATCCCCAGAGGCATCAAGCATTTCGGAAAATTCATCAAATTCAGTTATTAAGTTGCCTATGAAATCTAAACCTAAATCATTGAAAAAATCACTTGTAAATCCACTTAAAAAATCATCTGACTTCTCTCTTAATGCTTCTATTTTATCAATAGCCTTTTGCATGTTAGATTCAAAGTCTGGTAGCAATGCCACAGCTTCTTCCATTTCCCCATTAGAGCCATTCAATGCTTTCTCCCAAAACTCAATCTGTTTGGTTAAATCTTTATAAGCATCTGTATTCATTGGAACTAACGAGCGTAATTCTTTTAAGTGATTTATTTGGTTTATGTAGAATTTCTCAGAGCCTATTAAAGTTTTGTACATCTCCCAAAAAGCATCATAATTTTTCTTTGATGCTTTTGAGTTATTTTTCATACCTTTTGACAAACCTTTAAGTAGTGCTATTTTTTTTCTATAAACCTCATTTTCTTTATTTATAATACCAACCTTTGCTAAATCTTCTTTATTTGTAGATTTTAATGTAAGTCTTAAATCTTCATTAGCTTTTATTAAATCGTTGTAATATCCTATGGTGAATTTACCCTTTTCTTGTTGAGATTTAATTAGGCTATCATAAGAATCCCTCAACTCAGAAACGCTCATTTTTTCTAATTCGACTAAATCTAAACTAACATCTATTATGTTGTTTTTTTGTTTATATTCTAATATAGTGTCTATTAAAGTTTTCTTCTCTTTTTTAGATTCATCAGTTAGTAGTTTTTTAAATCTGTATAATGCTTCATATCTACCATTTAACCTACCTAATTCTTTAATAGCTTCATCTGTTTCTTCTTCATTAAAGAAAACATCAAATCTCTTTAAATCAGCAACTTTTTGTCTTTGAGCCACTACTTGTTCTTCAATATCTAGCATTTCTTTAGTAGCATTAGCTAATGTTATAGATTTAGGAACTGTTCTATCTATATTGTCTTGTAGCTCTGTAAAATACCTGTTAGATTCATTGGATTTTGAAACTTCTTCTACACCTTTAATAAAATCAGTAATGCCTTGCATAGATTTAGCCATACCTTCTAGCATATATTGCCACAATGAACCAGCTCCAGAAGATTTATTTAAAGACTCAATAAGTAAATCCCAACTTGAACTAAGCTTTTGAGTGGCAGTTTGAAGAGTGTCAACACCTTCACCTGTTACACCATAAAACTCTTCCATTTCTGTTATTAATAACGGTAACGCTTCTTTGGATAGAACATCTCCAGCTTTTAACATTTTGTCTAATTCAGAAGTATTAACTTTTAATGCTTTAGCCATTAAATCAAACGCTCCAGGCAAACGCTCCCCTAACTGTCTACGTAATTCCTCTGTTGTAACTTTACCTTTAGATAACATCTGTTCTAATGCTAGATAAACACCTGTTAACTCGTCGGTTTTAAGACCTAATAAAGCACTTGTTTCTGTAACAGTTTGAAATATACGCTCTGTTTCTTTTAGTTCTAGTCCAGCTTGTTTAGCAGCTATATTGAATTTTATGTACCTATTTGTTGTGCTTAATAATTCAGCACCATATTTTAATGACATTTCTGTTACAAAAGCCTTTGTTCTAGCTAATTCTCCCTCATTAGTTATAACAGTCTCTAAAGTGTAGTTTAGTTGATCTAAATCTTTTATTGTTTTTAATATAGACTTAGAGAAGTCAGCAAATAAATAAACACCACCAGCTACACCGAAAGCACCAACTAAATTTCTAAAACCTCTAACAGCTCTACCTAAACCTCCTTTACTAAAATTAGATACAGCTTTATTAGCTTCATTTACTTTTTTTGTAAGATTATTGTAATGTACTTGTGCTTTTTTTACTTGAGCGTTGTTTCTACCGTACTCTACAATTAAATGCTTTAAATTAGATTCAGCTTGTTTTTGTTTTGTAACTAATTGAGTGTAAGCATTAGAAAGTTTCTTGTTTTCAATAGATTGTTTGGCTGTTGTTTTTTCTAAATCTTTATAATAAGAGTTTAGTTGTTTAATAGCATCACTTTGTTTGCCAATACTATTAACGTGTTCTTGCATTTGACCAGTTATTTGCTTTGAAATAGATTTTTCTCTAGCAACTTTTTCTTTCTTTAATTGTGATTCTACTTTTTTAGATGATGCTTCTAGTTCAGAGTAATAATTATTAAGTTTTCTTAACCCATCGTTTGTTTTCCCAATAGCT